AGAGAGCCCGTGTGGATTCTACGTTCGCAGCAGGTTTGCTTGGAAATATTTTAGGTGGGCTCGGAATTAGTGTTAATGCTGCTGCTGGAGCAAAAAAGAAAAAGAAAGAAGACGAAACTAATGGAAATGGAAAAAATATAGGAAACGGTAGCGGTTATCAAACCATAATTATCAAACAACCTATAGAATTAATTACCAGAAAACCAGACGTTATCCGAGTTGATCCCATTAGTGGGAAAAACGTAAAAAATGACGGCTCTTTAGAACAATGAAAAAACTTTTAATCTTGCTACTGCTGGCAGCCCCAGTTTGTCGGGCAGATTTGACGCATACTATCCAGTCGAGCGCATCCATCACTGTGGCGGCCCCAGGCTCAACCGTAACCCGTCAGGGTAATTCCTACTCGATTAGTGGTTCAGGTGTTGATATTGCAGTAGGTGACGATACCAACGAGCTAGGCGGTCTTGGTGCGGTCACTAATGGGGTTAATGCATTTTCAGCAGTTACAGCGTCACAAAGCACAGAAGGCCAAGATTTCAGTTTCCAAATGTCTCATACCGCTGGCGATACTACAGAAAACAGTATTACTGTTGGAGAGATACCAGCTTATTCAAATGTTACCTCTACTTCTGTAGGAACAGCAGGCACGGGAACAATTGGAGTAGGTAGAGATGGAGCGTTAACCCTTACCCCAGGAACAGCAACAGGAACAACTATAACCGGTCAGCATACAACCTCTTTATTTGTGGATTGATGAAACGCTTATGCCTTTTATTTTTCTTATATGCAACGCCTAGCTTCTCTAATCCAATTGGAGGATTTACAACTGGAACTATGTCCAGTACTACCGTTTCTAGTTCTTCAACAATTGAGCATATCGTTTCAAAAGACTATAATACAGGATTTTCTTATTCGGTCAGTGGGGCAGGCATTACGCACGACGGGGGAAATATGTCGATGGACGCAATTCAAATCTCAGGAACAACGGACGGGGTAGCTTATAAATGGACTGGACAAGATTTTACAACAAAGCCGAATTGGTCGTTGACAAATCCAACATCAGGGAACGCTTTTCAATTTGTAGAAAGTTACTCTGGACCTTCGCTTTCAAATGTAACTTCTCTGACTCGCACAATAGACACCCAATCAACAACCACCTCAACGTCAGTCTTTACAAAATAGCAGCGTTAATATTTTTATTCCCTTCACAAGTATTAGCAAATGCGGTTTCACAATCAAATAATGGGTCAGTCTCAAATATTGCAATTCAACAGACTACTGGAAATATGACGACTAACAGCTACGGGCCGCAACAAATTCAATGTCAAGGTGCAACGATGGCACTTCAACCATATACACAATTCGGGGTGAATTATATGAAACCCTTTAGCCATTCCTATGAAACTCCCGTATATGATCCAACCGATTTAGTTGGGGATACAGACGACGACGGGAACGACATAGGCGACGGTGTTCCTGATAATCCAGGAGATATTTTATATATGCAGCGCAATTATTCAGGAACAAATAAGGATGCTTATTCTTTAAATAGTGGGATCACTTTAAGCTTTATAGTTCCACTTGATAAGCGCTTTCAAAACGCATGTTTAAGGGCTGCAAATAAACAAATAGAGCTGCAAAATCAAAAGCTTTTAAATCTTGAAATGGATTGGCACATCGCAAGATATAAGAATTGTGCGGAGCTACTTTCGAAAGGCTACCGCCTGAAAAAATCAAGCCCTTATTATTCAATTTGCAAAGATGTCGAGATTATAGAAAAACCAAATCAAGTCTTACCCCATACACATAAAATTATTTCTTCTTCTTCTTCCCAGTAAGTTTCTTAACTAAATTTTTTACGGCAGCTTTGATAACAGGAACCAATAATGGAACAGTGGCAGCGACCAAAGCAGTAGCAGCAGTAAAAGAAGCCGTGGCCCCACTCGGTAGATATTGTTCAACGAATGTGACTGGTTCATAAAGGGTTATACATTCACTACCATCATTGCTAAGTTTATGAGCCTTGACTCTTTCTAGTCTTTTTTCATTACGAAAATCTCCTATTCGTTGATCTTTCGGCCCAGGACAAGGGACAAACACATCATCTTTTTTTTCCTGCTTTGGAATCTTTGGCTGTTCCCCTTTAAATTCAGGAGGTTTATTTTCTGATTTTTCTTCCTCCTTATCGTTTGAATAAACCATTTTTGCAGGGTTATATTGAGGCACTTCTATGGTTGGTAATGGGCCGTTAGAGCAAACCCAATAACTACCCGTTGGATCATCTTCAATAATCTGTGTATTAGTTGGCCTTGCGTCACGATGTTGTTTATAGCAGCCAGGCAAAAGGATGGATGGATTGGGAAAACCTAAAGCCTGACTGGGTGGAATATCTATAATTTTTATTGTTGGTATTGATTCAATTCTTATATCTGGTATTTCCATTACATCGGTAAACCTAACCCCGTTGTCTTAGGTAATTGCTGTTGTATTTGATCAGGCATTGCTTTTTTTAAATCACCCATAATTGCATTTTTTATCTTTGCCTGACCTTGTGGACTTGTGATGTACTTGTAACCAAAGTAAGCTGATCCAATAGTTCCGCTAACCATGACTAAACTTAGGATGGCTGCAACATTAGCGATTTTCTGAAACATGGTAAAAGAAGCTATTTTAAAAGCAGTAACTCATACAACTCTAATCCTTTTTATGGGATTAGTTGCACTTTTACCTTTGCACTTAATCCTTAAGATGCAATTAAACCAGTTTCCCGTAGGCGAGCAAGAGCAGCTTCAAGCTTCGCTTCAAGTTCAACGCAATAAGTCAATAGTTCTGCATTTGTAGGAGAAGCAGCATTACTTATATTTACTGTTCCATCAGGAGTTGGAAGAGTACCGCTACTTGTACTATGCGCTAAATCAGCAACGGCGGCGGGTTGATCAACTGGTGTTGTATTCCAGAACCCGATCTTTTGACCTGTTGCAGTTCCTATCTTTGTACCTGTACTTGTATTAGTTGCAATATCAACAGCATCACCAACAGTTAATAAATTTGCATCAATAGAAAACTGTGTTGTTAATGCCCCCGCATCCATCACCTTGAAATTAATCTGTCCGTCTTCTGTACCATCAGAAGCATCAATTATTTTCGCTTCAATTGACGAATAAAGAACAGTTTCAGGTGTTCCAGCGTCATTCTTTCCTTGCCAGAAAATAGTGGATAAAACGTCATTATCTTGACCAGCTCCACTTGCTCCTCGTCTGGAATATAAACAAATATCAGCCGTTGATGCTGCTGTATCAGTACTGTTTTCTATTTGAAAAGAAGTACCCGCCGCTGATGTTGTCAGATGTAAAGGATAAGCAGGAGCAGTTTCATGTATCCCAACTTTTGAATTTGATAAGCGTATTCTTGAAGCAAGTGTCCCACTATCTGATGACATTAAATCAAGGATGCCATCCTCTGAGCCATTAGTTACTGTTCCAATTGATGCAACGATTGAGGCATAATCGTGAGCGTTACCACCTGAATCCTCACCTCTATAAGAAAGGTTTCCTAAACTATCAGAATTTGCAGGGCTGGCAGAATTGCGATATAGAACAAGGTCTGGAGCTGTGTCAGTTCCTGCATCACTATTTTCAAATATGATCTGATCAGTTGTATCTGAACTAAATAAATGGAGTTGTGCTGCTGGTGTTCCTGCTCCTAGTTGTAACCCGCTTGATTGAAATGATCCGACTAATGTTTGATTGATAGAAACAGAAAGAGTATTTGCAGCAGATCGATAAAAACCTGTAACCCCACTATCAGCCGTAAAACCTACAGAAGGTGTTGTATTGCTTCCTGACGGTAGGTTTCTTAATAGCGTTGTATATTGAATCTTTTTATTCTTAGCCGAGTTTGATGACTCGCTAGTGTCAATAATTGGCAGAACGTCGTCAGCTACTGGGGCTGTTAGTTCAGTTAATGCCGTAACTTTGCGATCTGCCATTTTTTACTTTTAGTTTAATGCTTTAAGCCCAAGGAGCACCAACCTTTTCAGTC